GTAAGTCCGCCGGCTTGTGTTGTTTGTCTGGTGCGTTGTCCGCTGTTTACACGTTGTTAGTGTAGAAGACAATTGTGTTATCGACGCCAAGTACTTGGTTTAGTTGCTGCGGTCCCAAAAGGACCTCAGTTTCTATTCCTTCTATTTGAACGTCGGAACGTAATATATCTCCTACATTGTCCCTATTTAAGGGATCACCGTATAAGCTAGGTACATAGCCCACTACTCCGAGGACTCTACGAAAGCCAAAAGCTTTAATAGTGTCTCCGTTTGGTATGCTAGGTGCAAAGGACGCATTGATCTGTTTGTTATTCATAACAAGCTTATCTTTGGTTTGAGAGTTCAAAGGATCGTGAAGTGTATGCTTGGCTCTAGGAAAGGTTACCATATGGTCCCTTCTAAAAGCCTAGATGACAGTAAAATCATCGCAGCACTGCTTCACGACGTCTTTACGTCATGTGGAACGGTGTTTAACACCTCTGCACGGCGAAATACCCTTACTAAGGTATTACGTCGCACAGAGCAAGAAGGATTGGGTTTTCTAACGAAAACCCTGCCACGTTTGGGCAAGGCCTTTGACAAGGCTCTTGCAGGAGGTCCACCACTAAACGCAATCGAGCTTCGGTTTGAACCGATGCCTGATAGTCAGCTGCCGAGACTTCTCGGTGAGCTGTTTAGTCGTGTATTCCAACCAAACGGTGCACTCCTTCCTGTTCCATGTGAGCAGAGCGTCGAAGTTATTCGGCAATTCTTATTTGTTTATTACAAATATGAAGCGCCGTATACAGTTGAACAAGAACAACAAGTTGTCGATCGGTTTGTCAAAACCGAAGACGACTTATCCTCCGTTAACTGTAGACTTGAAGAACTCGAGTCTACTCTTAACAAAACTACCTATAATCGATCACTTCGGTATAAAACCCAAGGTGACCAACTTAAGGTAGCGCGCGAGGCAAGACGCCTCTTATCGAGAGTCTTCTCTCGTTTTGACCCGAAAGATATTGCCCCTCGTCACGGCCCCGGAGCTGTTGCTACTAAGCAAAAGCTTTGGGAGAAGTACGAGTGGTCTAATATCTCGGCGAAGATCACTGACAAATATCCTTTGGATGAGTATTTTTACGCATCCTTAGGACATGTCTGTGATTCATTCAATAGTTTTAAAACTATTGAGGAAAAGAGCCTACCGGCCCGAGTAATACTCGTGCCGAAGGACTCTCGTGGCCCTCGTCTAATATCTTGCGAACCCGTTGATTATCAATGGATTCAGCAAGGATTAGGTGGGGCTATCGTGGAGTTGTTGGAACACCATCCCTTTACGAGGGATAACGTGTTCTTCACAGACCAACAGCCTAACCGTAATGGTGCCCTTATCGGGTCCATTGCGGGTAAGTACGCGACCCTTGACCTCAATGAGGCCAGTGATCGTGTTTCGGTTGGTCTGGTTCGCCTACTCTATCCGCCTCATATATATGAGTACCTGATGGCATGTAGGAGTTCATCTACCGTGCTGCCGGATGGTAAGGAAATAGAACTAAAGAAGTTTGCACCTATGGGAAGCTGTTTATGCTTTCCAATTATGGCGCTAACCATTTGGTCTATCCTTACGGCCGCAGCACCCGACGCATTTACGCGCAAGCGTATTTACGTGTATGGGGATGATGTCATAGTCCCAACGGCTTACGCCGTAGACGCTATGGAACAACTCGAATCATTTGGTTTAAAAATAAACCGTGATAAGAGTTGCATCAGTGGACTCTTTAGAGAGTCATGTGGCATGGATGCCTTCAAAGGCAAGGATGTCACTCCTGTCCGCTTGCGGACAGTCTGGTCATCAACCCGTTCGCCTGGTTCCTATACTAGTTGGGTGGCTTACGCCAATTCCTTCTATTCTAGGAAGTACTACAACGTCTACGATTGCATCGTAGAGCATCTCCACCATTTGTATGGTGGGATTCCGACGAAAGACATGGCTTTGCCATGTCCTAGTCTGATTGCAGATACTGAGCACAAACGACCTATACGATCCAAGTCGAACAAGAAGCTTCAGAAGCTTCAATATTTGGTTTGGGACGTTAAGTCAGTTGCCGTCAATCATGTTCTAGATGGATGGAGTCAGCTTCTTCGGTATTTCGCCGAGAAAGCTAACGCTAATAACGCTAAGAAGAGTCGCAAGACTATTCATTGCGCTATTACCAACCGCCAAGAACCGTCAACGCAAGCTGATGTCATGTCTTTTGACTTCGACACCAGCCCTTTCAGTTCCAGTACATACACACGTCGTCGCGCTAGCATGCTAGTGCGTCGATGGCGATGATTAATAGGACACATTCTGAAAAGAACTGTCCTGGC